GGGCGGCCAGGCACGGGCGACGTGTGGACGTATCGAAGGATACGAGCGAGTTGGAGGGTGTGGGCCACTCGCACCCCGGCAGTGAAGTGCCGGGGTTATGTATAATTATGTTGAATTACTTACTTTAACTTCACAGAAAGGAAACAAAATAAGAACTAAAAATATAAATAAAACAAAAACATAAACAAAGAAGTCTCTGTACTGACGGAGAAAACCGTGTGGTGGGCGGGTCTAAGTTCACCAACGACCACTCAAACGCAACGCGGTGGGATGTCACAGGTTGGAACAGCGGATGGAAATTATGATACGCTCATTAGTCCAGAAGATTGAGTTCGCCGGCTGCAACGACTTGCGATATACCCACCCCGAAACGTGAAAGTGAGACCAACCTCTATCCGTGATCTGAGGCTTAAATGAAAATCCAAGGCAGATACCGGACCAATAGCTGTAATATAGGTCCACACCCAAGTAAATAAGATATGGCACACCCGACCTGGAACAAAGACAACAAGATAAATGGAGACAAGAACTACAAAGGATGGCTGTATGAGCACAGCGTCAGGCGCGGTAACTCTGCACCTCAAACCTTTTTCACAGCTCGTGGCCCGGATAACAGAAAAGAGTTCAGAGCTACCACCTGTTACATGGGAAAGAGCGCAACAAGTGAGTTCTGCTCAACCAAAAAAGCAGCAGAACAGCAGGCGGCAAGAGTACTTAAGGCTAAGGTATCAAAACAAAAAAGCAGGCCTGCCACTCACAAAGAGACCGATGTCCCAAGAAGCGAGGGAGGCCATGAAGCACGGTCAAGCAGTGAGGAGAGCGAGGGAGATGATGAACTTTCAGAACACACACCTGACTCCGATGAGTCAACTAAAGTCGGAATTGAAGTTGGATGTTCCAACTCCTGGCCCAACTTTGACTACGCAGCTTTCGACACAAACGGTCACATGCACGAGTTCGACCACCACCAAGAATATTTATTCTTCGAGGCAGAAGTAGTCATGAAGAGGGCAATGGAGCAACAGAATTGGATTCTGAGAACTCTTGGTCAGGAGAGAAGGGACAAGCTAGCTCCAGATGGATATCTGGACTACCTCGCCAGAGTAAACAGCGCCACACAACATGCTATGCATGGCAATGACACAAGAGCAGAAAGTGTGAGACGTTTAAAGGAGTGGTTACGTAAGGAGGAGGAAATAGCAAAGGCGGAGGACAGCAAAACGAAGATCGTACCTTTGTATAACATCACGGTGAATCAGGATTTCTACATTGGCCAGGAGATAACAGCGTTAGTTGGTCAGGGGGTGTCAACACCGCTGGCCTTTAGTGCGATAACAACCCCACAGGCGGAGGACGCTGTGTTCGATCAGTTGGAGATTGAAAGTTTGGTGACGAACAGTGATCCAAGCGCGACCCAGGCGCATGGGAGTGTTTTTATATGGGCGGGTGACGGGAACGTGACCGTTACTGGAACGTACCCTAATATCGTGATAACACCATTTATCGGCACATTTATACTACTGCACGAAAACACGACTTTTGCCTTTAACCTGTCGGGTGTTAACACGTCTGCAGGAGTTCAGGGTAAGAAGAGAGACGTGTATAAAAATTTCATCTTAGCGCAAGGCAACACAATCTGGGCAATGTACCGAGGTGACACAGAGTTCGCCTCAGTGCTAGTGAATATAAGGGGAAAAATGGTCCCAGCAACACAAAGGGTTCCAAAGGCACTGACACCAAGGGTAGTACCAGCGACAGGAGGACTGGCATTTGCGGGTACGATACTGGCAGCAGCATTCAACGCGATTGAGGATTTAGTGACGGTAGACGCGAGCACCGCACTCTTCTTCAGCAGTCTAACGACTGACTTGAATTTGTTGGGGGCAATTGGATTGTATACTGCGGCAGCAGTTATATGGTATCTGATGCCAGGGGGTACACCGCCCGTAATTAATTATGGCCAGATTAACTTTGATGCTTCAAATGCGATACTGTTAGGTTCCACAAACCTTAGAGCTATACCAAGAAAGTATACCAGAGCACAGCTGAGGGTAGATCTATCAAATGTAACACTTGCAGTGAACGGCAAGATACAGATGGCCATCTTAACTGGTGAGACGATATCCTTCACTGAGCGGGCAGTTCTCGACTACATAGTATCACTAACCCCGCCAACCAACATACCGCAGGTGTTCGTTGCGAACAGCGTTGCGTTCCCAGTTCCGGTTAGTATTCAGGGAGGGACAGTACTCATCGGGGATCAACCGATAGATGTGGCGATTACAGGACAGCCGATCAATGTAAACGTAACCGGAGGTGATGTCACTGTAACGCAGCCAGTGTGGGTGACAGACATTGACCCAACGGCAGAACAGCCACTAGCACAAATACAAGGCAGAGATGAGCATGAATACAGGTGGGATCCGACGCGCAAAGATAACAATCACGATCAACACTCGGCTACGGGTAACATCGATTTCCTTGTGTCGGTAGACGATGTACCAAAATACCTGACGGATGCGGCACAGAGGAAACTAACAAAATTAGGTTTCCACGGCGTAAACATGATACTTGACCAACACTCCGTGTACCCAAATGAAGCTGAGGGTTGGGAGAGGTACGTTGTACCCGATATGGATGTCGAGGAGAATGTATACGACTCAGGAAGGAAAGGAAGAACCGCCGCAGCCCCAAATGGGATGGGCAGGTATGAGAGATCAGAACCACGAACACCAGGCAAGACAAGCAACGAGAACAATGGCGGAGACCGAACAGCACGCCAAAGTGAGCCAAGCAACGCCGAGCCCGAGAAGGAGATTTATCAGCCGGAGAGAAGGGGTAACTTCCACCATATGCTCAGCCGTTTGCTGGGTAAGCTCAGGACTTACCAGGACTTGGCGGACTGGGTGGAAGCGACGCAGCCCAAGCGAGACCTAGTAAAAATGCTCGTCGAAAGGTACAGTTTTGATGGAAGGGAGGAGGACAAGGTTTTTGTGTATGCGAGGGCATACCAACACCCGAAGGCAGCGGAGTTATATAGTTATACAAGGGTGTTAGGGATAAGAGACAAGCTACATGCGTCACCGGTGTATCAGGCGTGGCACCAAAAAACTTTCGGCACACGGCCAGGTAACTGGCACGACGTGGAGACAAATGAGAAAGTTAGAGTGGAGAAAGTATCCTCATTAGATGAGTGCGTTAATACTGAGAAGGTTCTGGAGTCGGAGGCTTTGGCACATAACAAAGAAATGTATGCGGGCCAAGGTAACGACGAAGGGTTTATTTCCTACTTCGCCTCACTATCGAGAAAAGCATTCAACAAGCTGATGCACGCGCTAGTTGGCAATATGCAAGAGTCGACGGGGATAATGTCAGAACTGAGTACCCATCCCGCCAGTGCCATAATTGAGACGGGGGTACAGACGAAGAACCCCGTATCCACGCAAAAACGACAAATTGCAGCACAGACGATGACTGCAATCACGGGGCTAGCGAGCATGTACCCGCTGTGGGACGACTTTGCAGAGGGATCGACTGACGCCGGGGAATACGACCCAGTCAAGGATGTCCAGTGTATTTCTCTGCTGCAGTCACGGGTTGGGATATCTATAGGTAGCGCGACGAATGAGGCAGTACTACGTGGTGCAATACAATATACAGACAACACAACCACTAACGTGGGGTCGGTTACACCTCCAGAGAACAGGATGTTTCCCAGAACGGTCAGGAATGGTATGACATATGCCTTACAAAACTCTGCCGTGCCACTGACTTTTTACAGTGTGAGGAGTATGCCAAGACTCAACACCCGGAAGTACAGCTGGTCACCAATGGCAGTAAAGCTAGACAAAAGGGCGAGCGATAACATAAACAAAATACCGGTGCGCGCATCTAATGGTTTCTTCGGCTACGATGTCTGGAATGCATCACACGCGGTCCCGGAAGAGGGTGAAAGCATGCAAGCCTGGTTTGAAAAATTATGGAAATTGAGGATATGTCTTGACCCACAGTTTGGTGATTTCACTGAAAAGTCACTCGCCGGACAAGCAGGATGGTTTGACTCATTCACGAGAATGAGCCCGCTATATAACATATTTGCTGGCGGCGGGGTTGGGGCACCACCAATAACTGTTGGACTCAATGATAGTCCAGTGTTTGGCGAAGATTGTGGTGGCAACAACCCAATTTTTGCCTTTGGCCCGGCGAATAAGGGCAACATTGTATTCCACGTGTCGGAGCAAACCATACCGTCTGAGTCGAGATCAAACAGAATAGTAATTCCACCAGGCCTACTCACTTTGGGCGAGCAAGGCAGCGTAGGCACACTGGTAGCGTTGTACCTAATTGGATTTTGTGTCTGGCCGTGGGGTATGTACACACAGCAGTACGGGACCGTGGACCCAACAGGGGGCATAGATGGAAATAACACCCCTGGACAGCAGACATTCATATCAAATGCCTGCTGTGCCGTCCAACAGGGCTATGACAACCTGGACGTGGTACTACCACCAACAGCGAACCAAGAACCAGTGCCTCGAGCGCAAGGGGCAGCAAACCTACTTCCTCTGTGGGCACCTACGACTGGGCCACAGGGTACGGTAGGGTTTGCACCCAACACACCTCTTAATGTGATGTATCTCGGTGGAGCGTACGGAGCACACAGTTACTCATTGGTTGACTTTCTATACTCATGGCTCCACCCCGCAAGCACGAACGCGGACCCAAGAACGATAATGCTACTGATGAGATGGGTGGCGAGGAAATGGAAATGTCAGGTCGACCTGGAGAGTGGCAGAATACGAGCAATTTTAAGCGAGAATAGATGGACACCCCTCTTCGAAGTGAACCAATCTTTTAATGGTACAAATGGTGCACCCTTTGTGTTCCCGGTCAGCACTGCACCAGGCAACGCTGCTGCAGACTATTTTGGCAGGGTGGGCTTTGTGCTGACGGGAGATATGCCATTCGCAGGATATCCAGACAACTTCCACGGTGTTGAGCCGCAACTATCGCTTGCTTTTGCGTCCACGATGGCGTATGGTCTACTTGAGGTAGTGGCAGATGATGACCAAGAGATGCAAAATGAAATGGACATCTCAGGGCGCTGGGGGATGTACTCGAGCAGTTGGGCCAGACAATTCGCGGTTGGGCAGTGTGCACTGAATCGGTCGTTAGCGTTGCCGGTGGGAATGTGGAATGACGCGGTCTCGAACACCCAGTTTTCCGAGGTAAACGCCCTCGTTATGGGGATGTTCATTGCGGGGCTGTCCGAGAGTTGGGCAGGCGCGAAATATGGCAACCACATAGCACGCATACAAGAGAAGGTGACGGGGAACAAGATACCACGTGACAGGGACGGCAACACTGTGTGGTCCTACCACTGTATACCACCATTCGGCTTCATGCTACCAATTGGGGTTGCAGGCGCATTGTCAGATACAGTGTTGCAACTACTTGCGGACGTGTGGCTCCATAGAACGATGCAGAAACCATACATTGAAACCGCACCCTGGTTGCCGAGGTATAAGGAACTGGCGGGCATATATGAAAAAGGTAGTCAGATGCTCCCTCTACCGGCACCGGGCGGCGGCTATACGATACCAATAAAAGACAGCAGACGGTACCCGGAGATAGGGATAGACACAATGCCAGAGATCGACGGCGTGGAGATTTGGAATAGCAGGCTCATCTGGCACGTCATGGGAGGTGCCATTTACACTTTCAATCAAGGGCAATACCTGGCCACGAGCGTGCCAGCACCAGGTAACATGTTAGTGCAGAAATATACGGTGCCCGAGTCGTGGCAAGCCGATGCGGTCTACTCCTCTGTCCTCGTAGGATGTACAGACTGGTTTGCACCTGTAAACAGCTTGGGGCAGAGTCTTTACGTGGGTGTGAGTTTATTAAACAACTATCAACTCATGACGCAGTACATAGCAGGAGCCACTTTTGCTGGCCTGCCAGTTTGGTTCTGGAACGAGATGACACCAGCACCATTGGCCATCCTGCGTGGCGGGGGGCGCAGCAGTCGGCGAAACACAAAAGCCATAACCGCGTCCACCACCCAACAAACGTCAGGAGACAAAGAAGGGGAGAAAAAAAGAGTAGTCACCCAGTTGCAGAGAGTGGGCAACTGGGTGACTGAGAGCATCCACACCATTTCAAATGGTTTTAAGTTTTTCGGGAGATATGTCTACGATAGGGTAGACGAGATTTTTGGCTTGAGTGCTGTTTCTGCAATGAGCCTATCACTGGAAAACCCCAACGATGTTGAATTCCTGACCTCCGCGGAGGAGGGTCCGTTTCTACCTAACCCATTGAAGAAGAAATTCTCCTGGGTTGAATGTGTACGGGCTGTCAGGGCCAGGCTCAAAAAGGGAGCTAGGTTAAACCCAAGTGAAGTGGACGAACTGCTCGCGTCAAAAGGTTGGCGAGCGGGGAGTGTAGTGGCGAAGGGGGAAGACGGGGTAGAGCAGATATGGTCGAGAATATACCCACCAAGAACAAAGAAAGACATGAGGATTAGACGGACCAGAATAGCAGATGTGTTTACATATGCATATAAGACGGGCAAAAGGAACTTATTTCATAAGATATTGCGAGAGTTGCCAGCCGAGGGCGATTATATATGGATGATGAACACGGTGTTAGCAGGACTACTGTTTGGGGAGGAATGGTGGCGTAGGATGATGGAAATTGGGGCTTGGAACGGTGACATAAGTGAGTACCTCAAAGTTGTAAAGGCATTGAATGATTTCGTAAAGACAAAAGAGGTAACCTTTGAATGGTTACAGTTTGCCGAATTGGGCACACTGGTTGGGTATAGAAACCCCCCGTTCCCAGGTTTCGACGTTTTTGAGGAGGCAAGAGCATTGGCTGAAGGAGGGAACGAGTTCTTCCTGCCATTTACGAACTTCAAAGATGCAGTAAAGATAGCGCTAAAGATGGACTACCAAGCTATAAAATATATCAGTTTCCGAGACTTCATCACGAGTGGGCAATGGCTGACATCAGGCAGCTCCAGTATAGGGAAGGTGACTCTTATATACAAAGATAAGATCCTAAAGGTAAAGGCAAGGAAAAACATGGTGCCTTTTGTTGTCGACCTGGAAGCACTCGCCAACGACGCTGAAAAATGGGATCAGCAAGTGAATACAACCCTGATCAAGAGTGAGCTTGGCAAATTGAGGATAGCGGTAGCCGGTGACATATTGACGTACTTGCAGATGTCCTGGATGAACTATTTGTTAAATAACAGCTATCTGAGTTGGCCTGGATCAACACTCGACGAGACAATAGGAGAGCAAACAAAGAGGATGCTGAGGATGCTGGAGCTCGCAGCTAAAAAGTTTGGACTACCGTTTGATTACAAGGGCTTCGACCATCAGCCAACACTACAACAAGTGCTTGACATTGTGGAACACTTACTACACCACGCAAGATTGAACGTGCCTCCGGATGAGTACAGCAACTTCAATAAAATCTGTGATAACATACTCAAAGGATTCAGAGGTGCCGTGCTCATAGCGAGAGAAAATGAGCGAAAGGAGATATACCAGGTCACAGGTGGAGTGATGTCAGGACTGAGGTGGACAAGTCTACTCGGAAACGGGTGGAACACTGTGATGACTTGGCTAGCTAAAGAAGTGCTAGTGAAACTAGGCTTCGACATCACTGACATCGAAAGCTACATAAGAGGTGACGACAGCGCGATTTTCTCAGACAGTTGGCAGAAGGCAGCCATGATGGATAGAGCGTACAGCTTCCTCGGAGTGGAAGGGGGGGAGGGTAAGTTCAGTGTGAGGTATCACGCAATGGAGTTTTTGAGGGTGTGGTACAAGGGCAAGTGCAGCGGGTACCCAGCCCGTGCGATACCAGGATTAACACAGAGGAAACCTTGGAGTAATCAGCCCTGGAGCGACGACATGGTGATGCGGGCTCTGTTTGACGTGGCTAAGACAATAACCCGTAGAGGGGTTGACGCGATGGATTTCTATTCAATAGTGGCAAGCAGATGGTGTCATCTGCACCACCTACCCCGAGAAAGTCTACAAATACCAAAGACAATGGGTGGGTTTGGGGTAGAACCGTGGAGCGGTGACCTGGTGATGAAGCCACACCTTGACGAATTCAAACCAGAGAGGCCAGAATTTACAAACATGACGGAATGGCGGGCGACATGGTGGAAAGAGAGAGGCAAAGAGCTAGAAATCGAGGTGGACAGTGAGTTAGCAAAGGAAAACGCAGAGCAAGACCTGATGAGCACAATGGGCGCGGATGACGTTCCACAAATATCAAAAGTACTGCGGGAGCAATGGAAAGATTACGTGAGGAGGACGAAGTTCACGACTTCCAAGGTTACGCAGCCCGTAACACAGCTGGTGACTAATGAGGACAACACGTTGCTAAAAGAACACACCAGTGTGGAGAATCAGCTGGAGCAGTGGAATATGGAGTTGGAGATTGCAGCGCCGATGTTTGGCAGGTGGACAAACAAACAACAGGACGTGCAAGATGCGAAGAGGCTGCTACCTAAGGGTGGCTTGGGGGATTGGATCAGAAGTAACGAACCTGAACTATGGCACGATATGCGTAAGTTCGACAGAAGTTGGGACCGTGGTGAGCGGCTGGACTATTTGTTTGGAAAGATAACCATAGCGACAAGAGAGGCCAATCCATTGGTGAGCCAGTTAATTGCGAAGGCCACCGCCGCGATCCTGCGGCCGCACAGATCATTTTCACATAACGCCCTCTCATGGTACGCAACTATCATGGAAGGAAGGCTGGAGGCAACAAAGTGGTATCGCA